ATGTGGGTCAATAAGTATATTGACGATTGCACTGATGAGGATTTAAACGATCGTGACTTTATTGCATCAGTTGTTGACCGGGCTATTTTTCATTTCGCGATTAATAGTATATGTAATCTTGGGGATAATAAAGATGCAATGCCCATTGAACAATGTACTTTTGATGTAGAAACTAAGAATGACCTTCCCTCCACGGTTCAGCTATTTTATGAGGAATCTAAGGATAATGAACCTTTAGCGAATATACATTTTCAAGCAATAGGTTCTGGTTTTTTAACGTTTGTTAATGCCTGCCAGGAACATGATGACAACAGCTTAAAATTATTTGCTTCGCTGTTAATTTCACTTTCATATTCTAGTGCCTACGCAGATTTATCAGAAACAGTGTATATTAATGAAAATAATGAGAGCTACCTGAAAGCTCAGTTTGAAAAATTATCTCAACGTGATATGAAGAAGTACCTGGGAGAGATGAAGCGTCTGGCTGATGGGGGAGAAATGAATTTTGATGGCTATCTGGATAAGATGTCACATCTGGTGAATGAAGGAACGCTCGATCCTGATATTTTAAGCAAAATGCGAGATGCTGCACCACAATTAATTAGCTTCGCGAAGTCGTTTGACCCAACCTCAAAGGAAGAGATTAAAATACTTACAGACACTTCTAAATTAATTTATGATTTGTTCGGGGTTAAATCGGAGAAATAATATGTGAAGTTCTTCGATAGTATGGAAGGCATTATATAAAAGGACCCAATATTTATTGGGTTCTTTTTTCTCTATCAATGCTATTAGCAGGGAGATATATCACCAGAGTTTAATGTGTGATTTTTTATTTATCGTCGAACCTGGATTGTTTATCATTGGCCTTAACAAAGTTAACGGCTAATAAGATTATTTCCATCACTTCGTGAGAGCTTCATGCCTTGAGAGGATCTCAATTTTCTTTTGCAATGAGACAGGCGCTTCCTGTTGTTATGGTATAGTACCCCGCTATTGAGCCTCCTGAACAGTGATGCTGAATAACATAACCCCATGATATATCGATAAAATAATCTCTACATTTGAAAATGCACGGTAATTCTGAAATGCAAAAAATCAACCAAACCAGCGCAATGCCTGAAAAAACTGACGTTCACTGGAGTGGTCGGTTTAGCGTTGCACCAATGCTCGATAGGATGTACCGTTTTTGAAAAACAAATAGTTATATACTTTGTGGGAGCCTATTGGGAACCCGGCGTTTTCATTTCAAGGTGTAATCCATACGCGGCTTAAGAATGAGATATAATGCGACTTTTAGTGTTCCGCTTGAGAGGCCATGATGCTTACCCTGGACGAGATAGGTCAATCAGTACGTAACAATATCCAGTTGATTATTGATCATGTCGGCTTACCTCTTGCTGTTGGTCCGCTCAGTGATGATGATTACAAGATTCTGTGTGGTGGCTATGGTGAGCTTGAATGGGACTATGCGTTAAGTACCTATGGCAACTCCAGAGAAAAGTATGAGTTCTGCATAAAACTTGTTCAGCAAGGTCGGGTTCAGGGAATACCATCAGGAGCAGCAATTTGTGTTTATGGGGTTGAAGAAAACATCTTTCGTATCCATATGATCGAAAGGTTTTCTAGAGAAGATGAATCTCACCCATTGAAAGGGCGCATGGTTTTACTCACTCTTATGAGTGCTTTTATATTTTGTAAAGCTGTTGAATGTAAAGTTGTCCACATTGTAGAGCCAGTACCAGAACTGGTGCAGTATTACGAGTCTTTTGGTTTCCGCATGGAACAGTGCGGTTATGTGATGTCGGCAGTCATTGATGAGCTGCAGGATATCTTTCTTAAATTTGCTCAGTAGGTATAGACGAGAAGGGTCTACAAATTGTAGGATACCCGTCCAGATTACCTTAAAGGTACATCTATGGCAGTCGTTTTGTGCTTAAACTACTAAGAAACGATGTCACCAATCGACATGATCGATTGGCATAAGTTAGCGAAACAAGCTAGCTTTAAAGAAAGGGTTAGAGACGCCTTTACTGTCTCGGGAGTTTTCTATGAAAGATCAAAAAGCAACCAAGCCACAGGTTAAGTTCGACACAATGAAAGCATTCGCAGGTATGGGTGCTGCTGTTGAAGTTCTGATGAAGGCTGCTCCTAATGCGTTCACTCACGCTACTGTCTCTGGTAAAGAGCAGCAGGGTAAGCTTCGTCGTCGCAAAGCAGCATGATCATAGCTGGTGCTTTTTGAAAACCCGCCTTCAGGCGGGTTTTTTCTTTAGTGATGTTCTTTGTCCTTCTGTTTGACTGTTCTGACCTGTTCCCACTCGATACGTCCTTCTTCTCGCCTTTTGTCTATGTATTCCGCAAGATCCTGAATATTGATGCAACGTTTTGCTTTTTGTGATGTGCCGATGCGATATGTTGGAACGGGCAACTTACAAGCGTTTGCTTTTGCTTCTGCCGTGGCTGGACTCATACCAAAGTACTTTTGGCTAACTGCTGAGAGTTCAATGTTTGGGGTATTGAATTCAGCCATCAGTAAAAACAAGGTGTTCATAATTTTCTCCATCAAAACCGGCTGCACCCGGGAAAATTATAATTCTGTGCTGGTGGCAGGAATTAATTTCTGCCAGATAGCGGAAACATATTTTGCCTGATGACGGGCATCGGCCAGGGCGTTGTGCCGTTCGCCATCGAAAGGCATGTCCATTTTGGGGTCGAATCCGATGGAACGCCCAAGCGTAACGATCGTGCGTACATCGTGGTCATTCCAGTATGCCCACGGGCAGATTTGTCCTGCTCGCTCATAAGCTCCACGTAAAATTACGTTGTCGAAGGTGGCTCCGTTACCCCAGACTTTTAAATATTTCGTATTGTCTGCGTGCCGGTTAATGAAATGATTTAGTTCTGAGAGAGCATCGCTGATCGACAAAGTATCATCAATACAGATTGCAGCTCGTGCTTCAGAGCTTTGTTTCAACCACCACAGGATGGTATCGCCGTCAGGTGTAGCTCCTTGCCCCATAGCACTTCCCAGGCTAACAACCGTATAGAATTCTTGTCCGATGTCTCCGGTTTCTGGAGTGAAGAACACCGCGCCAATGGAAACGATCGGTGCATCCTTATTTTTCCCCATCGTCTCAAGGTCGATCATTAAGTTGTTCATCACTTCACCTCCTGCGGCGGTTCCGGTAGCGGCATCCAGTGGGTTACATTGCGGCTCTGTGTTTCGAAGAGCTCCTCACCATTGCGGACGACATCAAAAAACTCACCGTCCCGATATTGCGCATAAAGAACGAATGCGCCATCACATAAAATAATTACGTGCTGACCATCATCTGGCATTCGCTCACTACAGCTTATCCAACCATCCGGAGTTACCGGAGAGTTGCCGGGTTCTTTAATGTGCAAGCGAGGCTCACCATCTTTTGGCTCAGGCCACTGGCGCTCCATGTTGATCTTCAATTTATCTTCCATAGCAGCGGTAATTTCAGCATCGCTGATGCCAGCACGGCGCTGTGCATCCCACAACAGAAACTGCATATCAGCCCACTCGCTAAGATCGTCTGGTTCGGCTGCGGCTTCCAGTGCCTCTTTTGAGAGATGTTTCAGCGGGCCAACTGGACCAACACAGCCAAACGTCTTATCTGACCATTCAGCATGGCGCTGCCGGATTAAATTGCGCAATTGAAGCGATGATCCGTTCTCCTCTGACAACTCTTCATGATTACTTGCAGGTTCGACACCATGAAGCATGGCGGCGCGGCAGGCATTCCAGCCTCTCACCTCTGCAATAGCGGCAACAGCATCGACCGCGTACATTTTAAGAGGGTTGGGCATTGGTTTTTCTTCAGGTACTACTGGCACTGGAGGGGCGGCGTATACTTCAATTGTCCCATTATCAATAGGCCATTCCCCATCCTTGATGTAGTCACTTGTGCCATCGACCTGCTGTTCTGCAATGTGGAAAGCACCTATTGGTTTTGCTTCCAGTGATGCCAGTGCAATTTTTAATGCGGTAAGCATGTTGTTTTGATCTTCATCGAGTCCGAACGGTATTTCATCCCGTGCTGACTCAATGATGGTAATCGTGTTCTGTAACCATTCTTTGGTAAGAGTATTCATAACTATTTCACTTTAATCTCAATATTTCGCAGCTTTATGTCTACTGGTAGGTCTGACTTTCCTGTTAACGCTAATGCGAGATTTTCAGGAGTAATGAGAGCAGTTATTGTTTTCCCTATTGCCAGACGAATAATCATTCGTATCTCGCGATCGTCACATGCTCCCGGTCGAACAATTGATATTTGTCCGATCATCTCACTCTCCTTTAGTGCGCAAATGGTTTTTCCAGCGGTTTTGCGCCGCGCTGCCCTTATCTCGGACTCCCTCTCTGGCAATTCCAGAAAATGAAAACAACACCACACGACGATTGCTAACTCTCAACCACTGGCTGGGATAGCAAAGTCTGTATACACGGGAAATAAGCATCTTTGCTTTACGGTTTTTCATCTTACTGCGTACCCTTTCTCTCGTCTGTTTTGCGCCACGGTGTGGTTTATATGAGTCCCAGTCTCCCCACGTTGCTTTCTCTGCCGCCTCACGCAGTGCCTGATGGTCAATTTTGCTCACTGGTTGCCTCCTTTTCGAAGCTGGGCGGCGAACAAACGTACACCAGACGCTTCACTGCGTAGAAACTTAACGGCATAATCAAAACCACCTCGTTCTGCGTCGTCTGCTCCGTTGTCGAGGTTATCTGCGTACATCTCTACCCCCTGCGCCCGTACTTCAGCCAGGAAAGCATCGGTGGTTGGGGTTTCGCTGTGGTGTAGGGCATCGTTGATAATCATTGCAGCAACTCCGGCCTGCCCTGCATCCGTTACCGACACATGCTCAAGAGTTACAGCCATTGCATGTTTCAGCCCCGCATTCTCCGCCGCCAGCGCCGAAAACTTCTCGTGTGCCAACTTAACAGCCGCATCAGCCTGCTTAATTGACTCAATCGCTTTCTGTTGGTCTTCGGCCAGCGCCGCGCACTTGGCCTCAGCTTCAGCAAATTTACGCACCAGGTACTCAGCGTTTGTTTCGTTCACTTTCAGATCTCGCGGTACACATTTCCCGCGAAGAAACCCTTCCATTTCGAAAACATTCATGCGCATTTGCGTAACCCCGATAACTCGTTAAAACGTTCCATAAACATCCCGTAGGCATGGCCTGGTGACAGTGGAATAACTTTGAACATCTCTGTCGCCGGGATACCTTCCAGTACAGGCCAGAAAGAACCATCATCAAGCCCGAGATCGCGGCGTTCGGTTGCCAGCATAATGAGATCGGCATATTTCACTGGCGTGCTCATAACAGGAGGTAACCCGTATTTCTCACGGATTACGGCGTCTATTTTTTCTTCCATCCGTTTATAGTCAGGAAGAAGGCGTTTCAGTGGTGCGGGGATGTCCTGACAATATGCTTCTGTTGCATCATGCATTAACGCTTCAAAAGCAAATTCCTGCGGTACCAGCTGGCTGCAAAGCACCGCATGTTGGGCGACGCTGTAGAAGTGTGAAAGATGTCCTGCAAAGCGACAGATATTTGAAAGGGAAACCGCGATATCGTTAATAACGATGTCGTCTTTATTTATCTTGTCATAATAAAAATGCTTCCCGGAAAAAGTTTTAATAAATGACATTTTGTTCTCCACGTATATGCACTGCACCGCGCTGAATTCTGGTAAAAGGAAGCCCTCACCATTCGGTGATTATTGAGTTAATTACGTTTCCATAAATGCCCCCGCAGGGGCATTTGCAGTAATGAAATCAGGCGGTGAAAGTACCAATAAAGGTTTCTACTTTGCTGTCTTTGAATTTCTCAACAAGCAGATCACGAAATTCGTTAGCCATTTCTTCCTGCACCGCTTCCAGCTGAATAATGCGCAGAACCAGTACAGGACGATCGCCAGTGATAATGCTGAGGCGTAATTTAAACGGACGTTCTTTCAGACCTTCAAACGGAACGCATTTAAATTCAAATGCCACTGGCATAATGTCTTTGGTCTTCGCTTCGACAGACTCCATCAGGGAGCGTTTTCCGCTGAAGTCATTGTCTTCAAAATCAGCGGTCTGGTTCGCTTCAATTGTGATTTTACGGATCGCCGCAGCCGCTTTGGTTGCCTGAATGGCGTCACCATTAGCATCAAAGCCCACAAGGTAGTCGGCCCAGTCTTCAATCCATTCTGCCAGTGACTTCTGGGAGTTACGCTCGCCATTAACAGACAACAGAGCAGAGAACGGTGCTGTCTTTTTCAGTTTGAGAGTGGCGGTGTTATCTGCGTGACCTGGTTCATCAATAGTACCCAGGTTAAGCACACTGACGGCTCGCATATTATCGGCATCGATAAAGCAGCGGGTGCCTTCATCTGCAAGATCTTTAGAATAACGGGTAAAGTCATCGATGCTGGCAGTGGAAAGTGCACCACGGAAACGGAAACGATTTAAATTAAATTTTTCCAGATCATGAATGCGGAAATTCTCAGGCAATGCCACAGCATCGGCACCAATCTTACTGATAATTTCATTAACACCCTGAGCAGAAATAAGGGCATGGATTTGATTAATTGCGGTTGAGTCTAAGTTCTGAGACATAATAAGTCCTCACTATATTAAGATATTCAGTGATGAGATAAATAATCAGTTAATTAAGAACGATATTAATGACCTGCTGCGCGGAGTTTTCCGTCAGGTTCACCGGCAAGAGTCAGTAATTGTCCCTGGTCTTCCTGCAGAATAGTCAGGCGACCACCGCGATTGACATACATCGGCGTTTCGGTGGTGTCTTCTTCGGAAATTTTCCCGCGGTTAGTCGGGCGAACATATGAGAGTTTGTGTTTGATTTTCACACGGTTCTCATCAAATGGTTCGATTTCCAGGTTGAGTGAGACCTTACCTTTGGTTTTCGTGTTCATCACACCGGAAGCGACTTCACTGAGAACTGCGCCGATTTTGGTTTCAAATACGCCGCCGTCCAGCTCCCCGATAAATTCCTGCACGTTGGTACTGCGTTCGCTAGCCATTTTGCTGCTCCTCATCATATCGACCCTGCAAGGTCGGTTGGTTTCTCCACAAAACAGAGAAGAACACCTGCGGTGGTAGCCGCCCGGATGGATTGGGTTATGAGCCCGTCGTCCGGTGATGCTCTTCTCTGTTTTGTAAAAAGAGCGGTACCAGCCGGAAGCAAGTGTACAAACTGGTACCGCGAGGACTACACACAGCATAAAGTTGTGGTGCCGGGTGCCTCCCGGTGCCTGGCGAAGGTTGCACACCAGGCGGGTGGGTATCCACAGAAGGTCGACTGTCAGCCTCAACCTTAACCCGCGTGCGCTGAGCCGCATTCACCACAACGCTAAGGATTCTCTCTGGTTGAAAATACTTAGCTGTTATGTGCCTGTCTTTTCACCACTTCAGGCTCGGTGGTATCCTTTTAAGCCCGTATACATAAAAGGAAAATAAAATGACTTTTGATGAAAAAGAACTTGATAATGCAATTAATAAAATCATCGTAACGTCGCTCTTTTCCTGTCTCAGCGACACTCAGCAGAAACAGTTCTACGAATCGGCTTTCAACATGATCGAGCGTTGTTGTTTCTGCGATGCCGACGAGTTACCTGAAAAAATCAGGAAACAGTTGGCTGATGCTCTTCGAGTGCGACTTTCTGACCAATTTTCTGAAATGTGCTCTCCGAATTTGGACAAATAGAAAAAGGCCATTTCCATTCAGGGTCTGATGGAAATACTTCAGCCTGTTCCAAAGCACGGCGTAAAGAGAATACAACTCCAGCCATAATCTGATGTTTCCCATTGGTCCAGCTATCGCCGCTCTGATCTACAGGAGCGGCTATGTCGTATGACCAAACGACTTCACCACTATTGTTTAAAATCTGGACTTTCATTTTGTTCTTTAACCTCCAGATACGGGCGTTTAATGGCCCCGCCGAACAGCTCTTTTCCGCAATAGCTGCAATGTCTTTCGCGCATCAGCCTGCGCATTCACCACAACTCTAAAAACAAATGTAGGATATCCAACATGTGAGTGTCAAGAGTTTATGTTGGTTATCCTACATAAAAAGATAGGCTCATAAAAAAACCGGGGATACCCCGGTTTTGCGATAGTGAGGAAGATGTGTCAAAAATCCATTATTACTTGTTTGACAAGACCAACTATTCTGCAGTTCTCACCGCATTCAATAGTTTTATAGTTAGGATTTAGTGGGACGAGATACCTGTTCGGCCAGTCCTCAACAAATTTTTTGAGTGTCGCTTCTTGCCCACCATTGATATGGGCAACAACGATTTTTCCGTTAATACACTCTGTATCAATAATATCTGGCTCTACGATAACGATAGAACCTTCTGGTATCGATGGTGAGCCGAGGGGATTGGTCATTGAATCACCACGGACCCGTAGTGCAAATGCCATTTCTGATACAAGGGCGGTAGTATAAACCCACTCTTCAGCATCTTCTTTCCTGACACCAGGCTCCGTCATTGTCCATGAACCCGCCTGAACCCACGAGATGAGGGGGACTTTTTTAACTGCGAATATTTCAGGTTTTAGATTTATCTTTGGTTCAGGCGAGCCTTTTCCGCTAACAAGCCACAGAGGATCGCATTTAAGTGCGTTGGCTAGGGCTTGAAGGTTGGCTCCATTTGGTTGGTAGTCGTCCTTTTCCCATCCAGTAACCGTGACACGGTTCACACCAGTCAAATCAGCCAGTGCTTGTTGTGTCAGGTTCAGTTCTTTTCGCCTTTGGCGAATACGATCACTCATGTTCATCATGTAGGCAATCCTACCACATGCCCATGTAGGATTCTTGACATTGGTATGTTGGATATCCTACATTTCTGCTTAACGTAATTTAACGGGAGACAGAAATGCGGAAATCCGACGTGATTAATTATTTCGGCGGAGTTTGTAAAACCGCCGAAGCCCTAGGTATTAAGCATCCGTCTGTTTCAGAGTGGCCTGAGATTATTCCTGAAGGCCGAGCGTACCAGTTAGAAAAAATTACTAACGGGAAACTGAAAGTTGACGTGTCTTTATATCAAAAGACTAACAGTGCTGCGGCATAAAAACACCACAGAAATGAGGAATTAACCGTGGGTAAAGAACCTGAATGGAAAGTTGATAAACAACCAGCATGGCTGGTGGCAGCAATACGAAGAACGATTGCTGATTTACCTCATGGCTATGAGGAAGCAGCAGAAATTCTTGGTTTGTATAAATCTGATGATATCACCCCAGCAAAAGATCAATTGCATAACAGACTGCGTAGCGGTGGGGATCAAATTTTTCCACTTGAGTGGGCCATGGTTTTACAGGATGCCAGTGGTACCAGGCATGTAACAGATGCAATAGCCCGTCGTAGTAATGGGGTGTTTGTGCCGCTGGTGGTCATTGATGACATTGACAATGGTGACATTAATCAGCGGCTGATGGAGTCAATAGAATGGATTGGCAAGCATTCCCAGTACTTACGCAAGGCAACTGCTGATGGAGTTATTGACCAAGCTGAGCGTGAGCAAATCGAAGAGAACAGCTACCAAGTAATGGCGAAGTGGCAGGAGCATTTAACACTGTTATTTCGTGTTTTTTGTGCGCCGGAAAAGAGTAACGCCCGCGAGTGTGCAGCTCCGGGCGTCGTGGCGTCGATTGCTTCTGGTTGTGGAGAAACTAACGCATGAACAGTTTAACAACACACTACCGTCGCTCGCAACTGATTGCGCTTCCTGTACCGGGTGGAAAAGCGAAGGTGGAGTATTGCTATGCAGTGAATGTACCAGGTGACAGGGAAATTGTAACCCACAGCTTTGCAGAGTGGGCTGTGGGGGATTTCAACCGGCAGAAGGAGACAGTCCTTTGCGACAAGTTAACCGCTGGTTCAAAGATCACTACGGAGTGCCCGTCAGAGTCATTCGTTGGGAACCGGAAACACAACGGGTTATCTACCTCCGCGAAGGCTATGAGCATGAGTGCTTCAGTCCGCTCGAACAGTTTCGTCGTAAATTCAGGGAAATAGAGGTCGGTCATGAGCACTAAATTAACCGGCTATGTATGGGATGGTTGCGCAGCGTCAGGCATGAAATTATCCAGCGTGGCAATTATGGCCCGCCTGGCTGATTTCAGTAATGACGAAGGTGTGTGCTGGCCATCAATTGAAACCATTGCCCGCCAGATTGGCGCGGGGATGAGTACCGTCAGAACGGCTATCGCACGGCTGGAAGCAGAAGGCTGGTTAACGCGTAAGGCGCGTCGCCAGGGTAACCGCAATGCGTCGAATGTTTATCAGCTTAACGTTGCGAAGCTTCAGGCAGCGGCATTTTCTCAACTGTCAGATTCTGACCCGTCAAAATCTGACGCATCAAAATCTGACCCGTCAAAATTTGATGCGTCGAAATCTGGCAAAAAAGCGGGTTTTCACCCGTCAGAATCTGGCGGGGATCCGTCAGTAAAATCAAAACATGATCCGTCAGATAAAAAACCTTCTCGTCCGGACGCTTCGCAACCGGACACGCAGACGGCTGAACAGGATTTTTTAACTCGCCATCCTGATGCGGTTGTATTCAGCCCTAAAAAACGCCAGTGGGGGACGCAGGATGATTTGACCTGCGCACAGTGGCTCTGGAAAAAAATCATCGCCCTGTACGAGCAGGCTGCCGAATGTGACGGCGAGGTGGTTCGTCCCAAAGAACCGAACTGGACAGCCTGGGCAAACGAAATTCGCCTGATGTGTGTGCAGGATGGTCGTACTCACAAACAAATCTGCGAGATGTACAGCCGCGTCAGCCGCGATCCGTTCTGGTGCCGTAACGTGCTCAGCCCGTCGAAGCTGCGGGAAAAATGGGATGAGCTTTCCCTGCGCTTATCGCCGTCCGTCAGCACATACACAGAAAAACGTGAAGATCCGTACTTCAAATCCAGTTACGACAACGTGGACTACAGCCAGATCCCGGCAGGATTCAGGGGGTGATCATGAGTCTTTTGAATGAAGTTCAGAAATTCATTGAAGCCCATCCGGGGTGTACTTCCGGAGACATTGCGGATGCTTTTGCAGGTTACTCACGGCAGCGCGTTCTGCAGTCAGCAAGCAAGTTACGTCAGAGTGGGCGTGTGGCTCACCGTTGTGAAGGAGATACACGCAGACATTTCTCGCGCCTGACTGAGAGAGCGCAGGAGCCGGAACCACAACCAGTTCGTGAAACCAGACCTGTGCGCAAGTTCTATGTCGGCACTAACGACCCCCGGGTGATTTTGTGCCTGACCCGCCAGGCTGAAGAACTGGAGTCGAGGGGCTTATACCGTCGTGCTGCAACGGTGTGGATGGCGGCATTCCGTGAAAGCCACTCCCAGCCAGAACGAAACAATTTTCTGGCGCGTCGTGAACGGTGTTTACGGAAAAGCAGTAAGCGGGCTGCATCAGGTGAAGAGTGGTATCTCTCAGGGAATTACGTGGGGGCTTAATGAGTAATAAATATTGCCAGGCGCTGGCGGAACTGCGGAACAAACCAGCCCATGAACTGAAGGAAGTGGGCGATCAGTGGCGCACGCCGGACAACATTTTCTGGGGAATTAACACCCTGTTTGGCCCGTTTGTTCTGGATCTGTTCACTGACGGTGATAACGCCAAATGTGCTGCGTATTACACGGCGGAAGACAACGCGCTGGCGCATGACTGGTCAGAACGCCTTGCGGAGCTTAAAGGTGCTGCCTTTGGTAATCCCCCATACAGCCGCGCCAGTCAGCATGAGGGGCAATACATCACCGGCATGCGTTACATCATGAAGCATGCCAGTGCCATGCGTGATAAAGGCGGGCGCTATGTTTTCCTGATCAAAGCTGCCACCAGCGAAGTGTGGTGGCCGGAAGATGCAGATCATATTGCTTTTATTCGCGGGCGTATTGGTTTTGAACTGCCTGCCTGGTTTATCCCGAAGGATGAGAAGCAGGTGCCGACAGGCGCTTTCTTCGCTGGTGCTATTGCTGTTTTCGACAAGACCTGGAAGGGACCGGCAATCAGCTACATCGGGCGCGATGAACTTGAGGCATGTGGTGAGGCCTTTCTGGCGCAGGTTCGCCAGCAGGCAGAAAAACTGGTCAGGGAGATGGCGGCATGACGACGTTAACTCAATGCCAGCAGCAGGTGCTGGATATGCTGATTTCTTATCAGAAAGAACGTGGCTTCCCGCCAACCAATCAGGAGGTGGCAACCATGCTGGGATACCGTTCAGTGAATGCAGCGGTGGAGCATCTTCGCGCACTGGAGAAAAAAGGCGTCATCACGATAAAGCGTGGCGTGGCCCGGGGCATCACGCTTCATACCGCGGTGAAGGACGACGACAGCGAGGCGGTCGGGATTATCCGCGCACTGCTTGCCGGTGAGGCAAACGCCAGGCTGCGTGCAGCCCACTGGTTACATGAGAGGGGCCTGAAAGTATGAAGCTAATACTGCCTTTTCCGCCCAGCGTGAACACGTACTGGCGACACCCCAACAAAGGGGCGCTTGCAGGTAAGAGCCTGATAAGCGCGGCGGGGCGAAAATTCCAGAGCGCAGCGTGTGCAGCCATCATTGAGCAGTTACGTCGTCTGCCGAAACCAACGTCGGCACCAGCTTCAGTGGAGATCGTGTTGTTTCCTCCGGATAACCGGCTTCGCGATCTGGACAACTATAACAAGGCGCTGTTTGACGCCCTGACCCACGCGGGTGTGTGGGTGGACGACAGCCAGGTGAAAAGAATGCTGGTGGAGTGGGGGCCGGTTATCCCGGAAGGGAAGGTCGAAATCACTATCAGTAAGTACGAGAAAACGGCGGGTGCAGCCGCCTGATTAAGAGGAGAAACGAAGTATGAATAATCTGATGGTTATTGATGGTATTGAAGTTCGTCGTGATGCTTATGGGCGTTACAGCCTGAACGATCTGCATCGCGCAGCAGTAGCATCTGGTGCAAATGCCAGAACCAAGGAGCCAGGAAAGTTTCTTTCCAGCCAACAAACTGTTGAGCTTGTTCATGAATTAACCAACACCCAGAATTTGGGTGTTGACCCGGTGAGTGTGATTCATGGGGGAAATGAACGGGGAACGTATGTCTGTAAGGAACTGGTGTATGCCTATGCAATGTGGATCAGCCCGTCATTCCATCTGAAGGTGATCCGTACTTTCGATATGGTAACCAGCGCACCGGAAAAATTATCCGGACAGGCTGCTGACAAGATGCAGGCTGGCGTGATTCTGCTGGACTTTATGCGCCGGGAGTTAAATCTGTCTAACTCATCTGTGCTTGGGGCCTGTCAGAAACTCCAGGAGGCTGTTGGCTTACCGAATCTGGCACCGCGCTATGCCATTGATGCACCTGCTGACGCGCCTGATGGCTCAAGCCGCCCGACGCTGTCGCTGAGTGCACTGCTGAAGCAGTATGGTATCCGCCTGACGGCTAATCAGGCATATCACCAGATGGTGAAGCTGGGGATCGTCGAGCAGCGCGAACGATACAGCCGTACCGGGATTAACAACATCAAAAAATTCTGGTCGCTGACGGCGAAAGGCTGCATGTTCGGCAAGAACATCACCAGTCCCGCAAATCCGCGTGAGACGCAGCCGCATTTCTTCGAATCCCGATTCCCTGAGCTGTTAAAGCTGCTCGATACCGTTCATTGAGGTGACCGTGAGAGCACTACTGACCCCTGAAATAGCCCCGCGTATGGGGATTGTATTGTTCAGACCAGGTTCAGAGCTGATGCCCCTGTTTATGCAGGGGCGTGTCCTGCTGGAGCCTGAGCCGGAACGTTATTCATCTTTCGCCAGTGGTGCCGTTCCGGCGGCATCACAACCGCTGGCGGATGATCCTGCCGTTAGGGCCGTGTTCCGCAATGAGGCAGTGATCCGTCGTGCTGGTGGCGTGGAATGTCTTGAAAGCTGGTTACTTCGTGAAAAAGGCTGCCAGTGGCCTCATTCCGACTGGCACAGCGAGAACATGACCACAATGCGACACGCTCCGGGCGCAATCCGTCTGTGCTGGCACTGCGATAACCAGCTGCGCGATCAGTTCACGGAACGGCTGGAATCAATGGCAACGGATAACTGTGCCCGCTGGGTGTTGTCTGTAGTCCGTCGGGATCTCGGTTTTGATGATAACCATGCCGTGACAATGCCGGAACTGTGCTGGTGGCTGATTCGTAATGACCTGGCGGATGCCTTACCTGAAAGCGCAGCCCGTAAGGCGCTGAGATTACCGAAACCTGTTGTGCCGTCTGTCACCCGGGAAAGTGACCTTGTGCCTTCGGTTCCTGCCACCAGCATCATCCAGGATAAAGCGAAAAAGGTGCTGGCGCTGAAAGTGGATCCGGAGTCGCCGGAGTCTTTTATGTTACGCCCAAAACGCCGCCGCTGGGTTAATGAAAAGTACACGCGCTGGGTTAAGACACAGCCGTGTGCATGTTGTGGAAAGCCTGCTGATGATCCCCACCACCTGATAGGCCACGGTCAGGGTGGAATGGGTACAAAAGCGCATGACCTCTTTGTGTTGCCTTTGTGCAGAAAGCATCACGACGAGCTGCATGCGGATACCGTGGCATTTGAAGAGAAGTATGGCTCTCAGCTGGAGCTGATATTTCGTTTTATCGATCGTGCGCTGGCAATTGGCGTACTGGCGTAAGTGGAGAACGAGCATGAACCTTGAAGCCTTACCAAAATATTACTCCCCAAAATCTCCAAAATTGAGCGATGACGCACCGGCGACAGGCTCAGGTGGTTTAACGATTACGGATGTGATGGCTGCGCAGGGGATGGTGCAGTCGAAAGCACCGCTTGGGTTTGCCTTATTCCTGGCAAAAGTTGGTGTTCAGGATCCTCAATTTGCGATTGAAGGTCTGCTCAATTACGCGATGGCACTGGATAACCCGACATTGAACAAATTGAGTGAAGAAACCCGGTTACAGATCATCCCTTACCTTGTGAATTTTGCCTTTGCTGATTATTCCAGGTCTGCGGCAAGTAAGGCTCGCTGTGAGCATTGTGCTGGTACTGGATTTCATAATGTATTGCGCGAAGTGGTGAAACACTCCAGAAGCGGGGAATCTGTTATCAAGGAAGAGTGGGTGAAGGAACTATGTCAGCATTGCCATGGTAAGGGAGAAGTCAGCACAGCGTGCAGAGGGTGTAAGGGTAAAGGTATTGTCCTGGATGAAAAAAGAACCCGGCTTCATGGTGTGCCTGTTTATAAGATTTGTGGGCGTTGCAATGGCAACCGGTTTAGCCGTTTACCAACCACACTGGCGCGGCATCATGTCCAGAAGCTGGTACCGGATCTGACGGATTATCAGTGGTACAAAGGATATGCAGATGTCATTGATAAACTGGTGACAAAGTGCTGGCAGGAAGAAGCATATGCTGAGGCGCAATTAAGAAAAGTGACGAGATAAATGATTTTCGCCGAAGATGGCGACATGATTCTTGCATTTTTCAAAAAATCTGGTTAGGATTTTCCTAACGATGGGCTTTGTATGTCTGCCGTTAACGAAATCATAACAAACCTCGCTTCGGCGGGGTTTTTGCTTTTCTGGAGGTCAATAATGCAGGGCGAAAAGCAGCAGCCATATTTTTTTAACCCTGGTATGACTGTTGAACAGCTTGAAGACTGGCTGGAGCAGCAAAAGCTTCATCTAAGCCGCTATAACCGTCTGGTAAAAGAAAAAGCAGAGCTTGAAGAACGGCTCAGTGATATTTCTGTGGAAATTGAACGAATGTCTGCTGGTGGTTTTAACGGAAAGTTGAGTTTCCCTTGGGAGTCAAGTTCGCTTCTGAGAAATCATCAACAGGGTAGTGTTTGACTGAAATAATAAACAGAATGTCATTAAGATCCCTTCCCCTCATATCTGAGAGGACCAACAGCAATTAAGAGGGGGCTAAATGTCCGATCCGATTTCCGGTACTGGGCTGGCTGGTGGTGCCCTGACGGGGGCCAGTGTTTATGGACTGCTGACCGGAACTGATTACGGCGTTGTATTTGGCGCATTTGCAGGGGCTGTATTCTACATAGCAACAGCAGCAGATCTGAGTGCATCGCGCCGACTGGCATATTTTATCGTGTCATATATTGCCGGGATTCTTTGCTCTGGGTTGGTTGGCTCCAAGCTGGCGAACTTGACCGGATACAGTGATAAACCTCTGGATGCTATTGGTGCCGTAATCGTCTCTGCTTTAGCCGTTAAAATCCTGACGTTCCTGAATAATCAGGATATCGGCTCGCTGGTGGCGCTCATAACGCGCCGGGGAGGTTCAGGTGGAGCTAAATGACCCGACAGCAACTATAAATGCGCTGTTATGTGCTTGTGTTGTTATTACTCTGATGTTTTATCGTCGTGGTGATTCGCGGCATCGTCCTTGGGTTTCACGTTTAGCCTGGCTGATTACTGTTACATACAGTGCTGTTCCGTTGGCCTATCTCTGTGGGATTTATCCCCATTCCTCATGGCCCATTATCGTGGCGAACACTATTTTTCTTTCCGTGCTGGTGGCCGTAAGAGGCAACGTTGCACGTCTGGTTGATCATCTGAGGCACTAATGAACCAACAATTATTTCAAAAGGCGGCTGGTATTAGCGCCGGGCTGGCTGCGCGCTGGTTTCCGCACATTGATGCGGCGATGAAGGAATTCGGCATTACAGCACCAGCGGATCAGGCAATGTTTATTGCTCAGGTAGGCCATGAGTCGATGGGGTTTAGCGCCGTAGTTGAAAATTTTAACTACACACCATCTGCGCTTGTGGCGACGTTCGGAAAGAGGATCACACAGCAGCAGGCTGATGCCCTTGGCAGAACATCCGGACATGCAGCTCGTCAGGATGCTATTGCCAATCTTGTGTATAGCAACCGGCTGGGTAACAAAGCACCCGGTGATGGCTGGAAATATCGCGGTAGAGGATTAATTCAAATCACTGGCCTCCATAATTATCGCATCTGTGGCGCGGCGCTGAAGTTAGATCTGGTGACTTCACCTGAACAACTGGAGCAGGATCTACAGGCCGCGCGCTCAGCTGCATGGTTCTACACATCTAAAGGCTGCATGGTCTACGGTGCCGATATTAATCGTGTTACGCGCATCATTAACGGCGGTCTGAACGGTATTGAGGATCGTAAGATTCGATACAACAAGGCGCGGGCGGCGCTGCTGGTATGAAGACGAGTTATTGGGCGCTCATTTTAACGTTTATTGCTTGTATTGCTGGTGGTCTTGTCTGGTCAGCTAATCATTACCACAATAAAGCCATTGAATACAAAAAACAGCGCGATGAAAACGCTATGGCATTAGATTCGGCTATGGCGACGATCTCTGATATGCAGAAGCGTCAACGTGACGTAGCAGAACTCGATGCCAGATATACAAAGGAGCTTGCTGATGCTAACGCCACTATCGAAAGTCTCCGTGCTGATGTTTCTGCTGGTCGTAAGCGCCTGCAAGTCTCCGCCACCTGTGCAAAGTCAACGACCGGAGCCAGCAGCATGGGCGATGGAGAAAGCCCAAGACTTACAGCAGATGCTGAACTCAATTATTACCGTCTCCGAAGTGGAATAGACAGGATAACCGCGCAGGTTAACTACCTGCAGGAGTACATCAGGGCTCAGTGCCTGAAATAATTTTTTTGCAAATCACAAAGTCCATTTAATGAGCCTCGCGATGCGGGGCTTTTTTATGTCCGCAGTAAACGCGCTTCACACGCGCGACTTATGAACACAGAACCTTTCAGGATGACCCTTGAGGATGCCGGTTTGGTGATCGGTACCTTTCTGTGGGCCGGAATCCTGTGTGACAAGGTTCATCACTAAAAGGTAATTACTGATGAAGTACCCAACAGTTATTGTCAATGGTGTGTCCGTTCGTGTTGATGAGGATGGACGCTACAACTTAAACGATCTCCATGCAGCAGCAGTTGCAAATGGAGAGGCTACAGAGCAACAGCGCCCAAGCCAGTTTTTGCGTAGCGCGCAGATAAAACGCTTCATAAAAGCACTGGAGGCCAAAGTGCAAAAAAGCACTTTGGAACAAATTCAGCCACTTAAAATAATCAAAGGTGGTGCAGAACCAGGTGTGTGGGGTGTTGAACTTCTGGCAATCAGATATGCAGCATGGATTAAGCCGGAATTTGAAATCGAAGTTTATGAAGTTTTCAAAACGGTTGTCCGTCTCGGCGTTGGCGCAATGTCCCGTCTGAATAGAATCGATCACATCATCAATACTGAAACCAAAGCGATAAGCCAGTGCGCAAGCCAAATGGCTAAGTGGGGCGTTGGTGGGCGAAAAAGATTGCTTCATGTTGCACGTGAGAGAGCGGCAAATGAAGTGCAAATGTATTTGCCCGGAATGGTGTGATTTCGCAGGTTAATCCAGTTTTTGCATTACGGCAGTACAGCGAAACAACCCAAGCCAGTAAGTGGGGAAATAACACTGGCAGCCACTGAAAGATGAACCTCCAGCCTTATGGCAAAAAAGATTCTTTGTGGTGGCGGACTGATGGAAAGACATCGGTTATTGCAGAGGCCATTCAATGAGTGGTCTCGACAATGGCTTATACCCTGCACGGGATAACTTAACTGATATCCCTTTTAACGGATAAACGGAGCCAATAATGGCAGAGAATGTCGGCATTATGGCAGTGAAATTTGGATAAATCGGAGATTAGTACATATGCCGCCACGAATCCCAAAAGCCTGCCGTGTTCGCGGTTGCCGCCATACCACCACAGATCCGTCAGGCTATTGTGAAAGCCACAAAAGCGAAGGCTGGAAGCAATACAAACCTGGACAATCCCGTCATCAGCGCGGCTACGGTTCGAAGTGGGACAGTATCCGCGTGCGCATATTGAAGCGTGACAAAGGCCTGTGTCAGTTATGTCTGCGTGCTGGTGTGGTGCGTGAGGCGAAAACCGTTGACCACATCATTCCTAAAGCGCATGGCGGCACTGATGCCGACAGTAATCTGCAGAGTCTGTGCTGGCCCTGCCATAAGGCGAAGACGGCCCGTGAACGGTTAAAGTGATAATAATTCTCAACTGTCTGAGGGGAGGGGCGGGTCAAATCCCTGTGACCTGACGTCTTCCGGACTGCCCGCCCCATCGTTTTTTTATACCCGCGAAAAATGAAATTTAACCAGGAGTGCCGCATATGGCTGGAACGGCGGGGCGTTCCGGGCGTCGCCCCAAGCCAACGGCGCGCAAGGCGCTGGCCGGAAACCCCGGCAAGCGAGCCCTGAACAAAGATGAACCTGTTTTTACGCCCATCAAAGGCGTTGAGCCACCGGAGTGGTTCGCAGAAGAAAATCTCCCTCTCGCCACGATCATGTGGCAACTGACAACTAAAGAACTCTGCGGTCAGGGCCTGCTGTGCGTGACTGACCTCGCGGTGCTTGAGCGGTGGTGCGTGGCCTATGAGTTCTGGCGACGTGCCGTGAAAAATATTGCCAGCCAGGGCAACACCATTACCGGTGCAATGGGCGGTATGGTCAAAAACCCGGAGCTGACCGCCAAGAAAGAACAGGAGTCCGAGATGAGCAGCACGGGGGCAATGCTCGGACTCGACCCCAGCAGCCGCCAGCGTCTGATTGGCCTGGCGGGGAAGAAGAAAGCCACTAACCCGTTTCTGACAATCTGAAAATCATCGAATCATGAGCCGGAAATCTTACCCCAACGTAAATGCTGCCAATCAGTATGCCCGGGATGTCGTGCGCGGAAAGATTGTGGCCTGCCAGTTTGTGATTCAGGCCTGCCAGCGCCATCTTGATGACCTGATGGCGGAAAAAAGTAAGTCGTTTCGTTACCGCTTCGACAAGGATCTGGCTGAACGGGCCGCCAAATTTATTCAGCTGTTGCCGCACACCAAGGGTGAGTGGGCATTTAAACGGATGCCCATCACGCTGGAGCCGTGGCAGCTCTTTGTGATCTGCTGCGCGTTTGGCTGGGTCAATAAAGGCTCCCGGCTGCGCCGCTTCCGTGAGGTGTATACCGAAATCCCCCGTAAGAACGGCAAATCGGCAATCTCTGCCGGTGTCGCCCTGTATTGTTTTGCCTGTGATAACGAGTTCGGCGCGGAAGTGTATTCCGGTGCCACGACGGAGAAACAGGCATGGGAAGTCTTTCGTCCGGCGCGACTGATGTGTAAACGCACACCCATGCTGACGGAAGCGTTCGGGATTGAGGTTAACGCCTCAAACATGAACCGTCCGGAGGATGGTGCGCGTTTTGAACCGCTGATCGGTAACCCCGGTGATGGTTCATCACCCCACTGTGCGGTGGTGGATGAATATCACGAGCACGCCACAGATGCGCTTTACACCACAATGCTTACCGGGATGGGGGCGCGACGTCAGCCACTGATGTGGGCTATCACTACCGCCGGGTACAACATTGAGGGGCCGTGCTACGACAAACGGCGGGAAGTCATCGAGATGCTCAACGGTTCGGTACCCAACGATGAACTGTTCGGGATCATCTATACCGTTGACGAAGGTGACGACTGGACCGACCCGCAGGTGCTGGAAAAAGCCAATCCAAATATTGGCGTGTCGGTTTATCGCGAATTTTTGTTAAGTCAGCAGCAGCGTGCGAAAAATAACGCCCGTCTGGCAAACGTCTTTAAAACAAAACACCTCAATATCTGGGTGTCGGCGCGTTCGGCGTATTTCAACCTGGTGAGCTGGCAGAGCTGCGAGGATAAATCACTGACTCTTGAGCAATTCGAGGGGCAGCCGTGCATTCTGGCCTTTGACCTGGCGCGTAAACTGGATATGAACAGCATGGCGCGACTTTATACCCGCGAGATTGACGGTAAAACGCATTACTACAGTGTGGCCCCGCGTTTCTGGGTACCGTATGACACGGTGTACAGCGTCGAGAAAAATGAAGATCGACGGACAGCCGAACGCTTTCAGAAATGGGTGGAAATGGGCGTTCTGACCGTTACCGATGGTGCGGAGGTGGATTATCGCTACATCCTCGAGGAGGCCAAAGCGGCGAACAAAATCAGCCCGGTCAGTGAGTCACCCATCGACCCCTTCGGGGCGACCGGGTTGTCACATGACCTTGCTGATGAAGACCTGAACCCCATCACTATCATTCAGAACTACACCAACATGTCCGACCCGATGAAAGAGCTGGAAGCGGCAATTGAATCGGGGCGCTTTCATCATGATGGCAATCCCATCATGACCTGGTGTATCGGTAACGTGGTCGGCAAAACCATTCCGGGTAACGATGATGTGGTGAAGCCCGTCAAAGAGCAGGCGGAAAACAAAATCGATGGTGCAGTTGCGCTGATTATGGCGGTTGGCAGAGCCATGCTGTACGAGAAAGAAGACACGCTGTCTGACCACATTGAGTCCTATGGGATCCGCTCGCTTTAACTGAGGTAATTATGATCATGCTGATTCTCGCGCCTCTGGTGGGCGTGCTGGGGGCGCTTTTGCTGGCGTATGGTGCCTGGCTGATTTATCCCCCGGCGGGGTTTGTTGTTGCCGGGGCGTTGTGCCTGTTCTGGTCGTGGCTGGTGGCGCGATATCTCGACCGTACACAGTCGTCTGTCGGCGGAGGTAAATAGTGTTCTTTTCGGGATTATTTCAACGAAAAAGTGACGCACCGGTGACCACGCCAGCAGAGCTGGCGGATGCTATAGGGTTGTCCTACGACACCTATACCGGAAAGCAGATCAGCAGCCAGCGGGCCATGCGACTGACGGCGGTTTTTTCCTGTGTCAGGGTGCTGGCGGAGTCGGTCGGGATGTTGCCCTGCAACCTGTATCACCTGAACGGCAGCCTGAAGCAGAGAGCCACTGGCGAACGTCTGCATAAGCTGATCTCCACGCATCCCAATGGCTATATGACGCCGCAGGAGTTCTGGGAGCTGGTGGTCACCTGTCTGTGCCTGCGGGGAAACTTTTACGCCTACAAAGTGAAAGCATTTGGCGAAGTGGCTGAACTGCTGCCCGTCGATCCCGGCAGTGTGGTACCGAAGCTTAACAGTAGCTGGGAGCCGGTCTATCAGGTCACATTCCCGGATGGCTCCACGGATGTACTGAGCCAGGAGGATATCTGGCATGTGCGCACGCTGACGCTGGACGGACTGGTGGGGCTGAATCCCATCGCCTATGCCCGCGAGGCAATATCGCTGGCGGCAGCGACCGAAGAGCACGGGGCCAGACTGTTCAGCAATGGCGCGGTGACGTCGGGTGTGTTGCGTACAGAGCAGACGCTGTCAGATCAGGCTTATGAGCGCCTGAAGAAAGATTTTGAGGAGCGTCACACCGGGCTTGGCAATGCTCACCGCCCGATGATCCTTGAGATGGGGCTGGACTGGAAGTCGATGGCGCTGAACGCCGAGGACAGCCAGTTCCTGGAAACCCGCAAGTTTCAGCTTGAAGAAATCTGTCGTCTGTTCCGGGTGCCGTTGCACATGGTGCAGAACACCGATCGCGCCACCTTCAACAATATCGAAGAGCTGGGGCTGGGATTTATCAACTATTCACTGGTGCCGTATCTGACCCGCATCGAACAGCGGATCAACACCGGACTGGTACGAAAAAGTAAGCAGGGCGTTTATTACGCCAAATTTAACGCCGGGGCGTTACTGCGCGGGGATATGAAGTCCCGTTTTGAAGCCTACGCCACCGGGATCAACTGGGGAATTTACTCTCCCAATGACTGCCGCGACCTGGAAGATATGAATCCGCGTCCCGGTGGTGATGTCTATCTCACACCGATGAACATGACCACGAAACCCTCCGATGGTAGTAAAGCCGGTAAGCAGAAGGATAACGCCAATGCAGACGAAACAACGTCTTGATGTACCGCTGAGTCTGAAATCTGTCAGTGACTCCGGTGAGTTTGAAGGGTATGGCTCCGTCTTTGGTGTAAAGGACAGCCACGATGATGTGGTGATGTCCGGGGCATTTGCTGCTTCCCTGCGGGCGTGGAGTGACAGAAAAGCGTTACCTGCGCTGCTCTGGCAGCACCGCATGGATGAACCCATCGGTGTTTACACCGAAATGAAGGAAGACGATGTCGGGCTTTACGTCAGGGGACGGTTGCTTATTGATGATGATCCCCTCGCAAAACGCGCACATGCACACATGAAGGCCGGTTCGTTAACCGGCCTTTCTATTGGGTATGTCCTGAAAGACTGGGAATACGACCGGAGCAAAGAAGCCTTTCTGCTGAAAGAAATCGACCTCTGGGAAGTCAGCCTGGTGACGTTCCCGTCTAACGACGAGGCGCGGATCAGCGACGTCAAGAACGCACTGGCCCGCGGGGAAATCCCCGAACAGAAAAAAATCGAAAGAGTCCTGCGTGATGTCGGACTCTCCCGTACCCAGGCCAAAGCATTCATGGCCGGGGGCTATGGCGCACTGTCCCTGCGCGACGCTGAGGATGTGGGCTCTGCACTGAATGCACTGAAAAATCTGAACTTCTAATCAGGAGAAATACGATGGCGGTTGATATTAAAGATGTCGAACAGGTCGCGCAGGAGCTGCAGCAGAAGTTTGACGACTTCAAAGCAAAGAACGACAAGCGCGTGGATGCGATTGAGCAGGAAAAAGGCAAACTTGCCGGGCAGGTGGAAACCCTGAACGGGAAACTCAGCGAGCTGGAAAACCTCAAAAGCGATCTTGAAAAAGAGCTGCTTGAGCTGAAACGTCCGGCAGGTGGTGCGCAAAATAAACTGGCCACCGAGCATAAAGAAGCGTTTGTGGGCTTCCTGCGTAAAGGCCGTGAAGATGGTCTGCGCGATCTGGAGCGCAAGGCATTACAGGTGGGCACCGATGAAGACGGCGGCTATGCCGTGCCGGAAGCACTGGATCGCAACATTCTTACCCTGCTGAAAGATGAAGTGGTGATGCGCCAGGAAGCCACGGTGATCACCGTTGGCGGTTCCGACTACAAAAAACTGGTGAATCTGGGCGGCACGGCTTCCGGATGGGTTGGCGAGACTGACGCGCGCTCCCAGACTGCCACCTCAAAACTGGGACTGATTGAACCTTTCATGGGGGAAATCTACGGTAACCCGCAGGCTACCCAGAAAATGCTGGATGATGCCTTTTTCAACGTGGAAGCATGGATCAACAGCGAGCTGGCAACCGAATTTGCCGAACAGGAAGAAATTGCCTTTACCACCGGCGATGGTACCAAGAAGCCGAAAGGGTTCCTGGCGTATGAATCCACGGATGAAACCGATAAGGTCCGGGCGTTCGGCAAACTTCAGCATATTGTATCCGGCGAAGCGACGGCGGTGACCGCAGACGCCATTATCAAACTGATTTACACGCTGCGTAAGGCACACCGCACCGGCGCGAAGTTCATGATGAACAACAACAGCCTGTTTGCCATCCGTCTGCTGAAAGACACCGAGGGTAACTATCTGTGGCGTCCGGGGCTGGAACTGGGGCAGCCGTCCTCTCTGGCGGGTTACGGTATCGCTGAAAACGAACAGATGCCGGATATCGCCGCTGATGCGAAAGCCATTGCATTTGGTAACTTCAAACGGGGTTACACCATCGTTGACCGTATCGGCACCCGCATTCTGCGTGACCCGTACACCAATAAACCGTTTGTCGGTTTTTATACCACCAAGCGCACCGGCGGGATG